CCGGTACAATCAGCGGTGTTCTTTTGCAAGGTAGTACAATCACCGGAGATAAGATTCTAGCGGGAACCATTGACGCAAGCAAACTAACGGTAACTCAGCTAGATGCAGTAGCAGCTAATATGGGTACTCTGATAGTAAACAGTGGTATTAGCATAGGCACAAATGGAACTATATGGGCGGGAGCAGGTACTGCTTTGGCTCCAGAAACAGGGTTAAAAATTTATACAACAAGCGGTATTAGTCGCTTAACAACTTATGCTAGTAGCGGTGTAGTTCAGGTAGACATTGGAAGTGATGGTAGACTTCTTGCTGGTGCTGGCGCAGTTATCTTAGACAATTCTGGATTAACAGCTGACAAAGTAAAATTAGATAGCACTGGATTAACTATAGGAAATACCAGTAGTTTGTTAGGAATAAGTGATGCACTACGTATTCAAGGGAGCGGTGCTGCTGGTAATATTGTCGGTATGGCTATGTACAACGGCGCATTTTCCTCAGTTAATCCGCAGTCAGTTATTCAACTAGACTCCACAAATGCACTTGAAATTGAGCAAAGAGCCGCTAGTGGAATAATAAACTTTAATTTTCCAGATACTACCGCTACAAGCACACCCGCTGAATTGAACGTCTACAACGGCTCTATAAATATGAGACGAAATCCAGGGGGCAGTTCCACATATAAGCCTGGTGGTATATACGGGTGGGATGGTGATGTTAACAAAAGATTTGAGGTAAGTGCTGACCAGATTCTACTGAACAACGCTACCCAAGATACAGTAACTATATCCAACAGCACTGGTAATATAACCACTGTTGGAAACATAGAAACTTATGACATGCTTGCCCTAAACGAGGTAACCGCTTACACAGCGTTTAATTCGTCCTGGGTAGGCTCTGATTATGTATTTAAAGTAAACAGCGATGGTAAATTAACGACTAAAAACATGGGTTATATCACAGTTAGAAGAACTGCTACGCTAGCCATCACGACTGCTGGTACAACTATTGTGTGGGATACATCGGGTGGTATAGTTCGCTCTAATAATATATCAGTCTCTACCGACACCATTACTATAGACAATGCTGGTTATTATATGTTTTCAGCAACTTTTGCAACAGTGGCTAACTTAACAAGTCTTCGTATGAGTTTGACACGAGGGACTGTTAACTACGTAAGTACTTTACACGGGGCTGGTTTAAGTACTGGTGGGGGCTACATTTTTAACTTCAACATTGGATTTTGGGCTTCAGCCAACTCAACCTACAAAGTCACCCTTACACCATCATCAAACACAACTTTGAATGTCAGTAATGAAGCCTTCGCAGCACCATCCCCAATTATGAATATATTCCAGGCTATAGGTGTATAATGATTATTTTTAAAATTTATGACCCAGAGACAATTACGTTTGGTTATTGGGATGAGTATGGTACGCCATACTCTGCCCCTCTGCCCGAGGGTAGCGTTGTTCAAGAGAAACCTTTCACGTTTGTGCAGGCCCTGCGAGAACTCCGTGCACGACGCAACATGTTTTTATACGAGAGCGACTGGACACAGCTACCGGATACGGGATTAACCGCTGACAAATTACTTGAATGGCGAGAGTATCGACAGGCTCTCAGAGATCTGCCAGCTCTGGTTGCTACCGCAGGGTGGGGCAACGTTGCATGGCCGCAACCGCCGCTTGACAGATAGAAAAAATAAAAATATAATATTGGAGATATAGATGATAACCGCTATAAATAACATGGATTATTTAATTGAGCCAGTTCGTATGCGTTTAGGTGACTTTGATGGTACTTCTTATTCAAACGCACTTGTGCGAACGGCCTTAGTAAACGCTGTTAAGTTTCTACAAAAGCGTTGGAGATCTAAGTATCAGATTCTTAATTCGGGTATGTTGTCCGCACCTCAACCAAGTGGGTTACTCGAGCAGGGTTATATGTGGGTAAGTACCACTAACGGGTATTCGTTTATCAATGCTGGATTTGAGATTAACGATGTGTTTCGTAATCCTTTCTTAGAGTTTCAGCAACCCGAGCCCCCGGTTATAGAGCAAAACGATGAAGATGCGATTGTCTTAGCAGCCGCATATCTAGTTCATCTCGGTAAATTGACTTCGAGCTCGTCCACGTTTGTTTCGTGGTCGACTGAAGATATTAAGTACACAAATTCAGAGTCAAGTAAGTCGATGAAGGTAGTTCTAGACACGCTTATGACAGAGTTAAACACCCTGTTTAAGACGAGAATAGCTCAACCAAGAGCGACAAGACAGCCGCTGAATATTGTGATTGGTACCAAAGTGTACTAGGAGGATGTATGGGTAAAAGTTTACCAAAGATGTTGTTCATCGGGGATTTTCCAGTGCCTACGGGATTCGGTATTGTTTCGGCCAATCTGCTTAAGACATTCAAGCAGCACTACGACGTACACGTACTAGGTGTAAACTTCCACGGTGACTATCACCCTAACTTAGAAGGTTTGAAAGTATACCCAGCTTCGGGCGGAACCGGTGACATTTGGGGCAAGTCTCGACTTCCTGAGATGCTGGTTAAGGTTAAACCGGATGTCGTGTTTGTTCTTAATGATCCCTGGATTGCAATGGAGTACGCAGAAATCTTTACTAAATTTTGTGGAGAAAACCCGCAGTATAAGGCTAAGTTCATTGTGTATACTCCAGTAGACGCAGAGAATGTAAAACGTGAGTTCGTCAAGGGACTGAGTGCTTACGACGCAGTAATTACCTACACGGAGTTCGGTCGGACGCAGCTGGAAGCAGTTCGCGACAACGACGGTAGTCCTATTGAACTGAACAACTTGCATGTAATTCCACACGGCGTTGATCACGCGATGTTTAAACCAATATCAAACACACGGACTGCATTTAGAAAGCAGTTAAACATGGCCGTAGACGACTTTATTGTTCTCTGTCTGCAACGCAATCAACCGAGAAAACGACTTGACTTGACATTTTTCTACTTCGCTGAATGGGTAAAGCGCTACAATCTTCCACCAAGCGTGAAGATCTATTACCACGGTGCGCTGCAAGACTTCGGCATTGACATTGTGCAGTGGTGTGAGTATTTGGGAATTGTCGATCGTCTCGCAATCTCGTCTCCGGATATCCGTCCAGACAATGGATTGACCTCCGAGCAGATTAACATGATCTACAACAACGCCGATGTGTTCTTTACAACGACTGCTGCAGAGGGTTGGTGTCTGCCTGCTTCTGAGGCAATGGCTACTGGACTACCCACTATCTTGCCTAAGCACTCAGCTCTGGCTGAATGGCCAGAAGGCAACGCACACTACATGGATGTGTATCCTTTCCCGCAGTTAACTGACCGGGGACTAAATACAATCCATCACGTTACGGATATGGAAAGTGCTATTGAGTCTCTGCACAAGTTGTACACTGATCACGAATACCGTAAAAACTTGGGAGACGCAGGTCACAAACATATGAACAAAGAAAAATTCAAGTGGCCTGTGATTGCGAATCAATTCATGGAGATTATAAATGGAGTTCTCAAATAAATTAGAGCAGATGGCGAAGAAGTACGCAAAGCGACTGTTGACACGGCTGGAAACCTATGGTATTGTTAACAACGAAGTTCGGAAAGCAGTGCTTGATGAACTAAATTCAATGGCGAGAGAAATCGCCACAATGCAGGAGAAGAAAGATGGCATTCGGTAAAATGATTGGCGGGCAGCAGCAGGCAAATGGAAGTTCGGGTAACGGGAAAAATCCTTTCATCGACGTTCGGGAAGGTAAGCGAGTGGTTCGGTTTTTGCCAGATCCAGCTCAGCCTAACGAACCGCTGTTGGGTCAAACAGTTCTTTCTGTTTGGATGACCGTGAAGAAGGGTGAAGCCGATGTTATGCGTCGTATCTTCGTCGATTACTCGGCACGCTCAGTACTCCCGAAGCAATACAACGAGGCGATTCGACGTCGTTTCTTTATGAATGTGCTCGACAAGAGCATGGTTGTAAAACTTGACGATGGTTCGATGATTTACGGAAACAATCAAAATCAATTCATGGTTTCTCAGAGCGGTGAACTTGTTCCGGTAACGGACCGAAAACCAGCCCGCAACATGCAGATCATGGTTCTTGAGGGAAGTGTTTCTTCGGGACAGGGGCGGAACGGTTTGTTGAATGAAATCGAAGAGCTGAGCAAATCAGTATTTGACGAGGACACAAACGAATTAGTTCCTATTACTAAGGTAGACATTGAGCTGGTTACACGAGGTAAGGGCCTTAATACGAATCGGGCTGTGTACGTCGGAGCCAATCGTGATCCAATTCCTGCAGAGATTTTGAAACTACCTCTGTACGATATTGACATGTTTGCAAAGGCGTTTCCAACCGATGCTATCAAGGACTTGCTCAAGGGTATGGATTACAGCGAGGTTTTGAAAGCTTATGAAATCTCGGCAATGCCGCGACTAATTGAGCGCTCTGAACAAACAGTTGCACAGGTTGTTGCTAAGCAGATGAACGCAACACCTGAACGCACTCCCGCTGTGCCGGCTGCTGACACATTATTTGACGACTAGTTCTCTCTTGTCTCGGGCGGTGCTAACCACACCGCCCACTTTTTTATTTGGAGGCGCTATGGGAAGGGGCTACAAGTCTGAATGTCCCAGCTGCGGAGGGGATAACCTCTACGTAACTCCCGATAACGGGATGGCTTACTGCTTTAACTGTGAGTATCGCTCATCTCCTGAAAAGGCTGAGCAATACGATTCAGAGCGCGGTCTGCCATTTCAAGGAGAGCCCGCCGATCTTTTAGAGATACGGGAAGTATATACTGAGATAGCAAACTATTATCATGCTTGCCTTACGCCACAGGCACGAGCATATGCTCGCGAGCGTGGAATTACAGACGAGTCTATTCAACGGTTGCGGATTGGGTATTGCCCAAGTACTCAGGCGTTTGATCGCGGGCGCTCTGATATGTTTCTAAAGTCTGGTTTGATGACCTCAGGAGGCACGCCAACGCTCGCAGACAGGCTAACCTTCCCTTACCTCGACCCGCTGACTTCAGGCGTCGTAGACATCCGCGGAAGATCTATGATTAATGCTGAGCCAAAGTACAAGGGACCGTTTGGTACAACATCTTCTAGAGGCGCTGGTGAGTGGCCTTACAACGCAGAAGATCTCAAGTACGACCATCTGATCACCGAGGGAGAAATAAAGACCATTGTAGCTAGTCAGTTTGGCTTTAAGGCAGTAGGACTTCCGGGTATTGCGGTATGGCGCTGGAGACTGCGCTCTATGGCCAAGGGAACTCAGACTGTCGTGTTTGACTCACAAGCACAATCCTCTGTAAGAGAGTCCGTGTATCAGGCAGTTGATAAGCTGGCTCAACGACTCCCAAACTTACGAATTGCTACGCTTCCTCTGGGCAAACAAAACAAGATGGACTTGGATACCTACTTGTTGACAAAGGGTCCTGCCGAGTTTACACTAATCTTAAGCAAGGCCCTTCCTTACAATGAATGGGCTCAATTATTACGGAGGCCATATGTACTACGACAAGGACGCTGAGTGGAGACTTCTATCATCTTTAATGGCCAACCCAGAAAGTCTGCACATCATTACTCCTGCACTGTTCTCTGATGAACGCAAAGACATACTTCTTGCTATGAAGGACGCTTACGTTCGCTACGGTGAGTGTTCGTACGAGGTTATGCGCATGGCTTTGGCTGGAGATGTTCCGGCACAAATGCTTGTTCAGGTAAATGTAAATCAGCAGGCAGTGATCGACGAGCTAGGCTTTATAGGCAGACGTCGGCAGCTATTTGAGGCAGCTAAGGCGCTTGACTTTGAATCCCGCCAGTACTACCCTAACGAAGAGAAGATTGAAGGTGCATTGAACTTTGCACCGATACTGCAGTCGCACGACACTACTCTTGTGCCAGGCGCTCAACGTATGCTTGGAGATCTTAATCAAAAGATAGATGGTACGTACAAGTTTACACACACAGGTATTAAGTTTTTGGACACGATGCTCGGTGGGGAGTGGTTGCCGAAGACGCTGAACATTATCATGGCCAAGCCGGGAACTGGCAAGACTGCTCTTATTGGTCAGTCGATGCTAGAAATGGCGCGGCAGTACAGTACCCGATCTCTTTTCTTTTCTTTAGAAATGAGCAAGGAGCAGTTGATTAGCCGCTGGGTTGCTTACCTGTTAAAGATGGATGCCAGTAATCTTCAGTTCGGTCGTGTAAACAAAGAGCAGGCTGATAAGATTGAGCAGGCCGTAATGTATCTTCAGTCCTTACCTATGTCTGTTATCGACGACCCTACAATTGGTTTGTCGACGATACGCAAAGAGATACGCGACTCCGCACGAGTTGGCTGTAAGGTAGTGTTTTTGGACTATCTACAGATTGTTCGTCATTCGCCTACATCGAATCGTAACAACGACCTTGGTGAGGTGGCTCAGACATTGAAGGAAGCAGCCAAGGAAGCTAACATTGCAATTGTACTGCTCAGCCAAATGACCAAGGGTAGGGAAGGTTTAGACGCTGTCCGCGACTCGGGTGAGGTAGCTCAGGTAGCAGACGCAGTCATTGAAATGGCGCCTATTGATGACGTCCCTGACGATGCCGGAAATCGCGCTATTAGTTTGAAGTTTCATAAAAATCGTAATGGGAAGCTCGGAGTGAGCACGGTGATATTTAATGGGAGTACGCAAAAGTTCAGTAGTCAGCAAGCCGATTACTAGTCCACAAACCGCAGAGCAGCTTAAAGAAGAACGGCGGCAACGCAACCGCCTTAATCGTCAGAGAGCTAAGACCATGGAACGCCGCATAGCTAAGTATTTAGGTGGAGATCGAACTCCCCAGTCTGGTGCCGGAAATAGCAAAGGGGATGTTACAGTTCTCTTTGCTAACCGACCAGGTAGATACTTAATAGAGTGTAAGTTAACGGAGCTATTTGACAGGCACGGCCCGTCAATAACAATTAGTAAGGCATGGTTGCAGAAGATTCATCGAGAAGCTCAGCAAATGAATGCAGTGTTTGGAATGCTCGTCTATAGGTATCACGGCAGGCCTGAAGACTTTGTACTGATCAGGTCCGCAGATATGCGAAAGGTCGTAAAGATAGCCTTAGAGGCTACGGCTGAGCTAAGTTTTGACAATCTCAAAACAAAAACATTTGCGATGCCTCAAGCTCGTTCGCTTGTCTGTAAAGAAGGATCTGGTATTGCTTGTGTCACCATAGACTTCGTGCTATATTACCTCATGACGCTTGAGCGATTTAAGGAGCTAATAGACGAGGTATGAAGACAAAAGAGTTTCCAGAACAGGTACTACTATCGCCAATGTACGGCAAGCAGGTTACGGTGAAGTTTGACAACCTATCGTTTGTCACAACCCTGCTGACAGCCGAGTCTCAAAAGCTGACGGGGATGGCTAATCCTCCCGAGAAACGAAAGAACTCGGACGGTAAATCGTACACACCCAAGTGCCTTCGCCTCGTTTGTGAGGCGGGGGCATTAGTCGTAGTGCAGGAGGATTATACTCTAGTAGCTATACGGAACGGTGTTGCGTTTATGTTCGCCGATTACTCCTTGGAGATTCGCCATGAAGGTTAACGTTGTGAAGTCGTTGCAGGATCTCGAGCAGTCTTTAATTACTATTGAAGAGCAGCTCAATAGAAATCCACGGCGCTTGCTAGTGGACACAGAGACCACAGGGCTTGATCCCAGAATGTCGATGCTGCTTCTCGTGCAAATTGCTACGTTTGAGGAAGTGTTTGTATACGATTTTACCCTTATACCTGTGGAGCATGTTGCTTGTTTTGCAGCATTGCTTACCGACCCAACGATTATTAAAGTGTTTCAGAATGCGAGCTTCGACATAAAGGTTTTCTATCAGGCTGGTAGGTTTGTCGTCGACCCTATACACGATACTCGTGTTACCGAGGCGTTGCTTTGTGCTGGTATTGTAGGTGTACGCAACGACCTAGCAAGCATCTCGCAGCGTCGTCTGAATGTCACGCTAGACAAAACGATTCGGACTCAGTTTGTATCCGAGTCCTTTGCGGGTATTAGCAGTGAGCAGATTGAGTACGCAGCCAAGGATGTAATTGTTCTTAAGGATATCTTTCTGCAGCAGATTG